AAACACCTGACTTGTTCTTCCGTAATGGTCAAACAACATTATCAGGTCGTTCACACTACTTTACAATGTTGGGTACAGAGTTTCAGTTTGCACCTACTCAAGATACAGATTACACAATTCAAATTTTATATTATGCTCAACCTACATTTATTTCTAGCACAACTTCTAGTAACTTGTTTTTAGCATACTATCCAGACGCTTTACTTTACGCAACATTAGCAGAAGCAGAACCTTATTTAATGAATGATCCTAGAGTAGCAACATGGTCAGCATTATATGACAGAGCTATTGCTAATATTCAAAAGAGCGACTTAGGTCAAACATACGCATACACAACACTAAACGTAACACCACGATAAGGAAAATATTATGGCAGAAATGAGTAATTTTTTAGAGAATGCACTTATTAATGCAACTCTACGTAACACAACATACACATCCGTAGCAACAGTATATGTATCACTATGGACTTCAGACCCTACAGACGCAGGTAGTGGTACAGAAGTATCTGGTGGTTCATACGCTAGAACAGCAGTTACATTTGGCGCACCATCTAACGGTGTATCACTAAACTCTGCTGACGTTACATTCCCAACAGCAACAGGTTCATGGGGTGTAGTAGGTTGGATTGGTATTAATGATGCTTCTACAGGTGGTAACTTACTTTACCATTCACCTTTAGATACATCTAAAACTATTGACTCTGGTGACATCTTTAAGATATCAACAGGTAACCTTTCAGTTACATTAGCTTAAGGATAAGTCATGGCGTTAGTCGTCAAGGATAGAGTACAGGAAACTACTGTAACCGTAGGTACTATTGCACTTGTACTTACAGGTGCAGTATCTGGCTTTCAATCATTCTCTGTTATCGGTAATGGTAATACTACTTACTACGCTGTTGTAGGTGGTACAGAATGGGAAGTAGGTATTGGCACTTATACAGCTTTAGGCACTACTTTATCTCGTGATACCATATTAGAGTCTAGCAATGGTGGCTCAGCAGTAAACTTTAGTGCAGGCACAAAGAATGTATTTGTAACTTATCCTGCTGAAAGAGCATTATATACAGACGCTAGTAGCAATGCGATTGCACTTGGTACTCCTGCATCTGCAACACTTACCAATGCTACAGGCTTACCTATATCTACAGGTGTTAGTGGTTTAGGTTCTAATGTTGCTACATTTTTGGCAACACCTACAAGTGCTAACTTGGCAGCAGCCTTAACAGATGAAACTGGTACTGGAGCTAATGTATTTGCAACATCACCTACTTTAATTACTCCAGTTTTAGGAACTCCATCTTCAGGCACTTTAACAAGTTGTACAGGTTTACCACTTACTACAGGTGTAACAGGAACATTGCCTGTTGCTAATGGTGGAACTGGAGCAACTTCTCAAACAGCATATGCAGTTCTTGCTGGAGGTACAACTTCTACAGGAGCATACCAATCTGTTGCTTCTGTAGGTACTTCAGGTCAAATTTTAACATCCAATGGTGCAAGTGCATTACCTACATTTCAAAATGCTGCAGCGTCACCTTATGTGCTAAAGAACCGTATTATAAATGGTGGTTTTGATGTAGCTCAACGTGGCACATCTTTTACAAGTGGCGCTAATAATGACGATACTTATAACTTAGACCGTTGGTATGTATTATCAGATGGTAATGATGCTGTAGACATTACACAAACAACAACTGTTCCTACAGGTGCTAAATACTCTATAGGATTAGACGTAGAAACAGTTAATAAGAAGTTTGGTATTGCACAAATTATAGAAAACGTTAATTGTTATGATGCGATTGGTGGGAATGTTACTTTATCCTTTCAAGCAAAAGTATCGGCTACAACTAAACTAGACAATGTGAAGTGTGCTGTAATAGCATGGTCAGGCACAGCAGATAGTGTTACTTCAGATATTATATCAGCATGGGGAGCAGAAGGCACAAACCCTACTTTAATTGCTAATGCTACTTATGAAAATACGCCTGCTAACTTAAATGTTACTACATCTTTTGCAACTTATTCTGTAACCGCTAATGTAGATACTGCTTCTACAGCTAACATTATAGTATTTATATGGTCAGATGTAACCGATACCACATTAGGTGACTTTCTTTATATAACAAACACACAACTAGAAATAGGCTCAACAGCAACACCGTTTGAACGCAGACTTTATAATCAGGAATTGGCTAATTGTCAGAGGTATTATCAAGTTATTAAAGGTGGTAGCGGTAGTGCAGCATCAACAACAGCGTTTGAGAGTTTTTTCCAATTCTTACCTATGCGTTCCGCTCCTTCTGCTTCGTTATCAGCAGCCGCAAAAATTGAAGACCATGCCGTAACTATATATACTCAAAGCTCTGCTAGTGTTTCAATTAGCAGGGCAGACCCAGTAGCAGCTAAGTTTGTTTTTGGAAACTTTACTGGTTTGACTAACTCTCGTTATTATTCTTTTGCTGGTACTGAAACAAGTGCTGGAGTATTACAACTTTCTGCGGAGTTATGATGTATAAACAACATAAAGACAAAACAGGCAATTTTGTTTCAATTACTCGTTTTGATGGATTAAGCATCCCATTTGACCCAGATAACACAGACTACCAAGCCTACCTTAAATGGGTAGACGAGGGAAATACACCCTTACCAGCAGACGAATAAGGAGCAATAAATGTTTGGCATAAGTGCATTTTCCCAAGCTCCTTTTAGCTCATTAGCAGGAAGATTTGTAGAAGGTGCAGCACAGATAACAGCAGACGCAACCGTATCTGCATCAGGAACACGCTTTAGAACATCTGCAGCAAGTATTAATGCTACTGCAACAGTTACAGTTACAACAAGTGGTGCATTAGTATTTGGTAGTGCAGTTATAAATGGTTTTGCAGACGTATCTGCTGTAGCTACTAGAACACAGTTTGGTAGTGGTGCAATATTAGGAACAGCTACAGTATCTGCTACTGGTGGTTCTATAGCACTAGCTTCAGCAAGTATCACAGCAACAGGAACAGTCACAGCATTAGGCTCATTAGTTATAGGTGGCATAGCCTCTATTACAGCCAATGCTACAGTTGCAATTACTTATAACAGAATTAGACTAGATAGCGGTTCTATTACAGGAACTGCTACAGTATCAGCACTTGGTGGATTAATAAATTCAGGTAATGCACAAGTAAATGGGTTTGCTATTGTAACTGCAAGTTCTAACGCTATACTAGCAGGCTTTGCTTATGTAGAAGGTATAGGAAGTGTAACCGCTAAAGGTACAAGACAAGGTGAAGGATGGACACCGGTAGTTCCAGGCACAGAAACATGGACACCAGTATCAGCAGGATCAGAAACATGGTCTGCAATATCGCCTTCTTCAGATACATGGACAGAAATTACAGCAGGAACAGAAACTTGGACTGACACTACTCCAAGTAACGATATATGGTTAAGACAAGGATAAAAGATGGCAAAAACCAAAATTTCAGAATTTAGTACAACAGCAGCAGATAATACGGATATAACTAATATCAATATTGCTGAAGGTTGTTCACCAGCTAACGTAAACAATGCTATTCGTAGCTTAATGTCAGTACTAAAAAACCAACAAGATGGTTCTAGTGGTGACCCATTTACAGTAGCAGGGACATTAGTATCTTCAGGCACAGTTGACATTACAGGTGCATTTAGACTAGACGGAACTGCCGGTGCTTCTGGTCAAATATTAGTATCAGCAGGTGGCAGTACAACACCTACATGGGTCAATGGTTTTGTTACTGGTATGATTATGATGTGGTCAGGAACAATTGCGACTATTCCTAGTGGATGGTTATTATGTAATGGCTCTAGTGGCACTCCAGACTTGCGCAATAAATTTGTTATTGGTGCTTTTTCTGATGACTCTGGTACAGCTAAAACAACAGTTACAGGTTCTCCTACACAAACAGGCGGTAGTAAAGATGCAATTACTGTAAGTCATACACATACTATTACAGACCCAGGTCACTTTCATACATATGCGTTAGGAACTGCTGGTGGAAATAATGTTCCTGCACCAACTGACGGCCCTAGTACTACAAATAATACAAATTCTAACACAACTGGTATTTCTATTGATGCTGCAGGCTCTAGCGGTACTAATGCCAACCTTGTACCTTACTATGCTCTTGCATTTATTATGAAGGCTTAATAATGCCTACACAACGCATAGTATTTAAAGAATGGTTACCTGACCAACCTAGCATTTTAGACTCTGTATCAGAGGCTAATAATGTTACTCCTTTAGCTGTAGGATATGGCCCGTTTAAGTCAGCAGTAAATTATTCAGGTGCAGCTTCAGAAGACTTGAATAATTGTTTTGCTGCTAAATTAGACAATGACGTATTTATCTTTGCTGGTGGTGCTACTAAACTATTTAAAGTAGACAATACTGACTTATCTTTAGTAGACGAGTCTAAAGCAGGTGGTTATACAGGCACAAATAGATGGCAATTTTTACAGTTTGGTAGTCTTGCACTTGCCTCTAATGGCTCTG